AATATTGCATGGAAAAAGACGAATGTATAAAAGCATTTGCAAACGGTGTAAAAGAAAAAAAAGAACTGCAAAATTCAAAGGCACGAAAGCAAATGGATGAAGCGGTAAAAGTCGATAATGATGAAAAGAAACTCAAAGCCTCAAAGATTAACACTAAAGTACAAGTTCACGCATTTGTTAGAAATCGAGATAAACATAAACCGTGCATTAGTTGTGGCGTACATTGGAACGAAAACTTTCAGGCTGGACATCATTACAAGTCAGAAACCTTTGAAACGCTTAAATACAACGTTGATAATATACACGGTCAATGCCAAAGGTGTAATTTACATTTAGAAGGCGCATTTGACAATTATGCTTTGAACCTTCCAAAAAGAATAGGAATTGAAAAATACAATGAACTTGTAAGACTAGCAGGAATTGACAAACAACAAGAAAAAGTTTGGAATTTAGAAAATTTAAAACAAGTACGAACCAATTTAAAACCATTATAAACAACGTATTAAAGTAAAAGTAATACAATAATTAAATAAATTTGTAAAATGAAAGATAAAATATATGTAATGATGTTTTCTGGTGGTCGAACTTCTGCGGTTCTTGCAAAACATATAAAATCTAATCCTAACAAATATATAAATGTAATTTATGTTTTCTTAAATACAGGAAAAGAAGTTGAAAAGACTTTGCAATTTGTAAATAGATGCGATAAAGAATGGGATTTAAAAGTTATATGGCTTGAAGCAAAAGTAATCGATGAAAAAGGAAAAGGTACAAGTTATAAAATAGTTGACTTTGAAACTGCTTCAAGAAATGGAGAACCATTTGAAGCGATGCTTAAAAAATATCCTTTACCAAATAACATGGCTTCTAATTGCACGAGAGAATTAAAACAAAGACCAATTGATGCTTATTTAAGAGATAATTATAAAGGCTATGATATCATAAGAGTTATAGGAATAAGAGCAGACGAAGCGCACCGTAAAAGTATACACGCATTAAAAGAAAATATAATTTATCCTTTATGTGATGAAATACCATTTAATGAAAGAATGGTTAGAGAATTTTGGAATAAACAAAGTTTTGATTTAGGATTAAAAGATTACGAGGGAAACTGTGATTTGTGTTTTAAAAAGTCCTTAAAAAAAAGATTGACAATTATAAAAGAAAATCCTGAAAGTGCTAAATGGTGGCTTGAAATGGAACAAAAATATAGTTCCGAAGAAATACCAAGATTTGATTTAAGAACGAATAAAAGCATTGAAGAATTAGTTGAAATGGCACAAAGACCATTTACTAAAGCACAAGACTTGCACGAACTTTCACAACAGCAATGTGATTTATTTGAATTTGAAACCGATTGTTTTTGCAAGGCTTCTTAAAATGAGGCATAACTATCGGCTATGTCTGACAAATATAGACATATCTATTAAAAATAGTTAGATATGTCTTAAAATCAATTAAATCATAAAAAAAATGTTAGAACCAAAAGAAAAGCCATGTAAAGGGAATAACAGTAAAACAATCGGACTTGGTTGTGGCAAACCTACAAAGTATAGAGTTTACGGACTTGGTAAAATGTGCGGTTGCTATTCTGATTTTTTACTAAATACAGAACAAGGCAAGTTAATATTAAATAAAAGTATTTTAAAAGTTCAAAAACCTAGATTAGAGATGCAAAAAGCAATCGAGCTAGATAAAGATGCCAAATTACTAAAAGCGTCGAAAATAAACACTAAAACACAAGTTCACGCTTACATTAGAGAACGTGATAAAGGAAAAAATTGTATTAGTTGCGGTGTAGAATGGAATAATACTTTTCAAGCTGGTCATTTTTTTAAAGCAGAAACTTTCGAAACTTTAAAATATAATTTGCATAACATCAATGGTCAATGTTTTAGATGTAACAACTTTTTAGATGGTAATTTTGATAATTATAGTTTGAATTTGGCTAATAGAATCGGTCAAGAAAACTATGATAATTTAGTTAAGTTGGCAGAAAAAGACAAACACTATCAAAAAGTTTGGAATATTGAAAATTTAAAAGAAGTTAGAAACTTATTGAAGCAAGAAAAATCATTTATAATCGATGGCTAAACGTACAACAAACAAAATAGAAGCACTAGAGCAAGAGTTAAGGCAAGCATTAATAAGCAAACAATACGAAAAAGCAAAAGAAATTCAGGGGAAACTTGACTATATCTTTTTTGGAATCACTAAAAAATAATATTATGATAGAATGTAACAGCGCAAAAATAGCAATGACTTGTGGGTGTAATTCAAGAGTATTAAATAAAAAATACCTACATCACAAAGAAACACATAGAAAAGATCTTAAATTCATGCCAATAAAGGGAACTAATGAAAGAGTTTATGTTTTACGATAAAACCTAACAAATGAAACTAAAAACAGCAACAAAGATTTTAAAAGACCACAACCAGTGGCGCAAAGGTTCGGAAACTATACCAATGACCGAGCCAAAAATACTAACAAAAGCGATTGAAACAATACTGGCTTATTTAGAATCAATATAAATTACTAAAATGTCTTGATTATTATCTGCATACATAATATGATAGGGGTTTATAAAATAACTAGCAATAGACAAATCAACTTTACAATAATGAAAAATAACACACACAAAATAAACGGTTATATTTATGTAACTAATAATAAAAATCCTAAGTTAGATGAATATGGAATCAACACTAATAATAACGTTCTTTTTAAAGACGAGGGATTTGCAGACGATGAATATAGTATAAACTATAGCAGAAAAATAATCCTAACAGACGACCCTAATTTAACCACTATTCAACAATTAACACCCGAAGAAGTAAGTTATTTGAATATTTTTCCTGATTACGAGGTTGAACAATACAATTCATTTGGAGTTGATAATTGGAGGTATAGACTAATCCAAACAGAACATCCAAAAGGAACGATTTTTGACATGGCTATAAATTTATTAAAACAAACAACTGAATTTGAAGTTTTACAAAGTTTTAGAAATAAAGTAAATGATTTAGAAACTGCTAACAAAAAAACGATTCCAGCAAGCAGTTAGAACAGGTCATTTAATACCAATAAAATAATATATTTGCACAATAACTTTATTTGTTTTAATTTTGTTTTATTATGGGAAGAACTAAACTTATAGAAACACCCGATAAAATGTGGGAACTATTTACTGCTTATAAAAAAGAAGTGAAAGACAATCCTATTATTGTAAAGGATTGGGTAGGTAAAGATTCAGAGCAAGTTTATAGAGAAAAAGAAAAGCCTTTGTTAATGGTTGGGTTTGAATGTTATGTAATGGAACATACAGAAATGACTTACCCAGATTTAAGTGATTATTTTGAGAATAAAGATAATCGTTACGCTGATTATATCCCCATCGTATCGCGTATAAACAAGGAAATTAAGAACGACCAAATATCTGGAGGTATGACGATGATATATTCTCAAAACCTAACCGCTAGAATAAATGGACTTGTTGATAAAAAAGAAACGGAACACAAAGGCGGTTTGAATATCCCAAATTTACCTGACATTGGAAACCGATAATAAATATAAATATACCCGAGCTTATTTTAAAATACTCGACTTAATGGTCTCTAATCCTAAAGAGACTGTTTTTGTTATTAGGGGTGGGCAAGGAGCAAGTAAAACCGTTTCAATACTTCAATTAATTATTCAATCTCTTTTAAATTCAGAAAAAGAAGCGTCTGTTTTATCCTCTGAACTTGCAAAGATGAAACGAACTGTTATCAGAGATTATAAAAAGATTTGCAAAGATTGGGGTGTAATTAAAAATGAAAGCGATTTTAATAAATCAGAAAGTAAACACGAATATTCAAACGATAGTTATTTAGATTTTTTAGGTGCTGATGTAAACGATGTCGGAAAAGGTTTTAGACGTGATATTCTTTATATCAATGAAGCGGATAAAATGGAAATTGATACCGCTGTACAATTTATATCAAGAGCAAAGCTAACAATTATTGACTACAATCCAGATAGTTTATTTTGGGGGGATGACTATATAAACGAAAATAATTTCATTACTTTAACATTTGATGACAACGAATATTTATCACAGAGCGAGGTTGATAGTATTTTAGATTATAAAACAAAGGGCTTTCATAATCCAGATTTACCGTTTGAATTATTGTTTAAAGAAGAAAATATAAAGAAGAGCTATTGGGCAAACAAATGGCGTGTTTACGGATTAGGATTGGTTGGCTCGTTGGATGGTGTTGTATTTGATAACTGGAAGCCTATTGATACAATACCTCCTGATGCTAGATTGATTGGTTACGGTTTAGATTTTGGATATACAAATGACCCAACAAGTATAGTTGAAATTTATAAATATAATAACTTACGTTTGTTTAATGAAATATGTTATAATAAAGGATTAAGCAATAGTCAAATATCAAAATATATTACAACTAAACTACCTTGTTATTGTGATAGTGCAGAGCCTAAATCTATTGACGAATTGAAATCATACGGAGTTAATGCTTTGCCAGTTACAAAGGGTACAGATAGTATTAATTTCGGTATTCAAGTAATGCAAAATGAAAACTATTTAGTTACTAAAAAATCTGTAAACCTAACAAACGAACTACAAAAATACACTTGGGCAAAAGATAAAAAAACTGGTTTAAAATTAAATAAACCAATTGAAAACTTTAACCACGCAATTGACGCTGTTAGGTATCACGAAATGGAAACCTTAGGAATTGTAAAAAAAACCTACTCAACTTCAATTCGTGTATAATTTTTATTTACTTTTGTATCAATGAATAAGATAACGATAAAGCAATATTCGGAACTCAAAAGCACAATAGAGTATGATTTAATCTTAAACGCTTTAAAGCCATTAAATAAGTTTAACGGTAAAGAGTTAGATTATAATCTTATCACTTATGCAGAGGTACGCAAATTGTTTTATATTGCATCGAATGGCAAAACAATAAATGAAATGTGTGATTTGTTTTGCATTGCTTTTAGAATTGAAAAAAATAATTTTTGGAGCGGTTCTGTTGAGGAGTATTTCAGTGCAAAGAATTTCATTGTAAAGTATTTAAAAGATACACAAGAAAAAGAAGTTAAGTTATTAAAATCGGTTGATGCGGATAGTGGGCTTTGGGAGCAAGCTGGAGGGGCAAGATTAAATCCGTTTAGCAATTTAACGCCGTTAGTGCAGTTGGGAGAGATTTATAGCGTGTACCCTTACGATTTGCAATATAAACCCTATAATGAAATACTAACATTATTAGCATTGCACAATATTAAAAGTCAAGTTCAAAATGAGTATTCAAGATTAAAGACAAACAAGAAATAATGGACATTCAAAGATACCTAGACAACTATTTCCAATCAAAAGATATGCCTTTTATCGTTGGTACAAAGGTTGTGCAAAATCTATTTAGCAATTCAGATGTATTGCAAAGTGGAAAAGTACATTTCTTTTGCGACCCGATACAAAGAAGACCAACAAGAAGCAAGCAAGGTGTTTCAACTGGTTACAACGCTACTATTAACTTTTGTTTATGTATAGCTTCTACTTTGGATATGCCGTATATGAATGAAACTAACCAAACGATTGATAATAAATATACAACGAATATCGAGCCATTAATAACTACTTGGAATGGTATTGTTAAGGATTTTGGGTGTGCTGGCTTTGATATTAGTAATGAAAGCTATGTTGATACGATTAATATTAAAGATGTAAATTTTGATGGAATTATCGGAACTGTAACATTGACTAGTTATGAGTAAAATTATATTATTATTGTTGTTACTTTGTGTAAGTTGCACTAACGATAAAGAAGATGAGGTTTTAAACAATTGCGATTGCGTGGTACTTTATCAAAAGAAAGTTAACAATGGAAGTTGGCAATCAGTCGGAATTGGTTCAGAACCGAGCGAAATAAAAGATTGCAGTAGAAATAATGAGGTAGTTGGAACAAATGATTTTTCTACATCAACACAAGTTGTTTTATACAGACGCATTTTAAACTGTAAATAATGCCTAACCAACAACTAATAAAAGGATTTGAGCTAATCAAAGCAGATATAATCGAATTGTACGACCAAAAAAAAATGCGTGCAAGTGGAGAGTTTGCAGATAGTTTAGATGTAGTTGTTATTGATACAGATAAAGGTTATAACGCTAAATTATGGGGCAATGATTATGCACAACAATTAGAAACGGGGCGCAAATCAGGTAAGTTTCCACCGTTAGAAGATATTAAGCGTTGGATAGTTGAAAAAGGAGTTTTTGCAACAGCTTTGCAAACTATAACAATATCAAGTTTAGCGTTTCTAATTGCTAGAAAAATAGCAAACGAGGGTTGGAAGCGTGAACGTTTTGGAGGTGTTGAATTAATTAGTACAATTGTAACTGATGAGCGTATTCAAATGATAATAGATGACGTAGGGGCGGTTGAAGCTATGCGTGTTGCAACTGAAATAAAAGGAATGTTTAACGAATTAGAACTTGCATAATGGCAATAGTATATAAAACGGATTTACCAACAGATAAGATACTTTGTGCTTATAACAACAATGTTATAAGATTTAAAAGCGATTCAACTGAAATACCAATAAGTGCAACTATTACGTTTAACGGTTTAACGGTTACATTATATCCTAATCCTACTGGTTGGTTTTACTTTAATTTCAAAGACTATATTACAGGATTAATAAACACTGATAACTTCAAAGATAATGCGGCGTTGTTACTGCCTACTGCAACTCCTTATGTAGATTGGACTAGTAAAGTATTTCTATATTCCAGTATTGATATAACGGTTAATTTAGCCGATGAAACAACAGATACCGATAACGTGCTAGTTAATTGGTTAGCTACCATGTTTCAACTAGATAATAAAGGCACTATTCCATCGATTTTACCTAAAATATTGCATGAGGATAGTGTGCTTACTTTTTACCCTCATTTGCCATTTGATGTAACTATACTTACACCAAAAACTTTTGATGGGTATTACTTTACAAATATAGATAATAGTTTAAGTTTAACTATTGAACCTCCTCACGGTCAAGTTAACCGCTTGATTATTTCAGATGGTGATTTAGAATATGATTTGTTTGATTTAGGATTGAATAATTTTGAACTAACAAGCGATAAGATAGGAAGTGGCGATGGTGCAACTGTTAGTATAAATAGAAAAGTTTTAACGTGCTTCAAAGGTATTTACATTAAATGGATTAATAGTTTTGGAGGTTGGAATTATCACTACTTTGAAAGTTGGAGAAAAGACCAAACAACAAAAGATACATTCGAGTTAAACAATGACTTTGATAATTTAGAAGATACACTATCTAAGATTATACAAGGCGGTAAAACTGGATTTAATAAAATAGCTACAAAGCAAGAGTTTACAACGAATGAAAACAAAGCGGGATTTTTAAGTTTATTTACAAGTCCTAAGATTTATTTATATACTGGAACATTCGGACAACAAACACAAGTTACAGATTGGTTAGAAGTAAGTTTAACACCATCAACAATTAATTTGTCTAACTCACATAAAAATCAATCAACTTACAGCTTAACATTTGAGTTACCACCATTAGATACTAGAACAGTATGAGTTATATTGTTTACATAAATGACCAACTAATTGAAATAAGCGATTCAAAAGAGATTGTTTATAATAAACAATGTAATGATATTAGCGAGTTAGCAAATAGACAATCAAACTTTACTTATAAATTCAATGCACCACTAACCGCAAACAATAAAAGAGCGTTAGGATTTGTTGGAAGCGTTGGCAATGGGTCAAATATCCCTTATCAAAAGAATAATGTACAGGTTATTGACAGCGATACTGGATTGCATTTAATAAAAAGTGGGTGGGCGGTAATAAATGAAACCAATAAGAACTATGAAATTAATACTTATGACGGTGTAATTGATTTGTTTAAAGCAATCGAGGGTAAAACATTTGGAAACGATATTGATTTAATCGAAATTGACCACGAAAAGAATTTAACAACTGTAATTGATAGTTTCACTAATGAAGATTACCGTTATATCATTGGTGATTATGGAGGTAAAACGCATTTAGATAGTGGCGTTAATATCAATATTGATTATTTAGTGCCAAGTGTTAGATATAAGTATTTGTGGAATAAGATATTTACAACGTTTGGGTTTAATTATATTGGAAATATTTTTGATACTTTCGATTTCGACCAGCTTTGGTTAACATATCCGAAGGGGATTAATAATAATCAAGGGGGTACATTATATGCTGAATTTCTAAAAGACACAACGCACTTAACGGCAAATATAAACTTAAACGCTCAATGGGATTCATATAATATTATAAATGGATATCAAATAGGAAACTGGAAATATGTGGTTATAGAAAATGGAACTTATAAAATTGAAAGTCAAATTTTTGCACTAAACTCATATTTTAAAGTTTTTTCAACTTTTACATTTGAAAATGAATTGTCAAAATATACAATTCAGATAAATGGAGTTTCGCAAGGTATATTCAATTATGGAGAATTGAAAACTCTAACATTAGAGTTAAATATAGGAGACGTTGTAAATGTTTTTTTTGTTTACGAGCCAAGTATTACTGCACTTATTGGAATTCCTCCAAATAATTATTATGACACTTTACCATATAAAAGAACCTATTTTAGTTTTGATGATAAGGATTCATTTTTAAATATATACAAATTTGATACTGTAATTTCCTTTACAGACGAACTAAAACAACTTTCGTTAACCGAATTTTTAAAAGAAACACTTTGGCGTTTTGGATTAACTATTTTTATAGATGAAAATAATAATTATATCTTTAAAACATTTGACGAACGTTTGCAAAGTGATGTAGTCGATTGGAGTAGTAAATATTCCAAACGTACAAACGAAAGTTATATTCCTAAAAGCTACGGGCAAGCAAATAACTTTTTACAAAACTATAACGATAAAGAAGCGGTTTATAATAACGGTACATTTTCAATAAGCAATGAAAATCTTGACAACAAAAAAGATTTGTTAAAATCAAAATTCTTTTCTCCTGAAAAAGATTTTACTATTTTTTACATTAATTCAGGGTATAATGAGGTTGTTTATCCTACCTTACTTTGGCAAAAAGAAGTTTCAGAAAATAGTGGAACGCAAGAGGTAAAATATAAAGAATTAGCTAATAGATTTTATTTGTTACGTTCCGAAACAATATTACAAGATGCTGAATTAAAATCAGAAACATTAGGCGTAAGCGATACAGTTACAAGTTTGCCAGTAGCGAGATTTTCACTAACAACATTTAAAGATTTCATTCCAAAATATTACAGTAATATAGATTTGTTATTGAACGACTTTAAAATGCACAAAATCGAAATGTTAGTTAACACTATTGATTTTGTTAATTTGGACTTAGATAAGATTTATTATTTTGATCAAGAACAGAATTATTACTTCTTAAACAAAATGCAATGGCAAAAAGGTAAATTAACCAATGCTGATTTTTACCGAGTTAAATATTCAGAAAATATTAATAATTCATTTAATTTAGAAATTACAAACATAACAGTTACTGATGAAATCCAATTTACAGAAATAATACCTTACACAAAGTTTCAAATAGTTTTAGAAATAAATGGTTTACAATACTCGGCTATTTACGAAAATCCTTTAACAGGATATAGCTTGACAAGTGGAGATATTATTCGGTTTTTGGATATAGACACAAATCAACAAATATCTAATTATTTCACAGTATGATTTTAGAAGCAAAAAACAAACCGCCTTTTATTCACTTTGGATTTAACCAAATAGCAAAAACTATTGAGCTAGGTCAAGTTGTAGAAGTCTGGCAAGATAATTTATATAGTGATGAGTTGGAAATTACGTCATCAACAGTTATAAAAGTTAATGAAAACCATTTCACAATCGAACCAATCGCAACAGGAACGATAAATATAAAAGTAACGTTAAGTACGAAAACAAGCAAAGCATATCGTACTAAATTAAGAGAATCAATTTACAGCAACGCAATCACACTAACAGTAATATAATGGCAAAAATAGTAATTAGCGAACTCGATATAGATGTAAATGCTTTGATTAAATCAACAGCAGAGGTAAAAAATGCTATTGATGTAATTAAAAACCAACAAAAAGAATTAACCAAGTCGGGGCAAACTGCATCAAATCAATTCGTACAAAACGCTGCGGATTTAAAAACACTTAATTCCGCTTATAATAGTAATTTGAAAGCAATTAGCGAAAGTACACAAGCAACTGCTGACCAAGCTAATAGAACCGCCTTGCTAGATTTAGCTTTGCAAAATGAAGCGGTAAGCATTAAAGAAGCAAGAGAGCAAAATGTATTGCTAAATAAATTAAGAAACGAAGCTAACGCAACAACAGCAGAGGGACAAGCCGAAATAACAGCACTAAACAAAAAACTTGACGAGAATAACGAGTTTATAAAAGAGAATGCGGATGCTTATTTAAAGCAAAAAATTAATATCGGTAACTATTCAGAATCAATAAAGGATGCAGTTGCAAACATTAATCCTTTAAACAGTGGTATGAGTGGATTTATACAACGTAGTCAAGAGGCTGGTGGCGTTGGTAACTTGCTTAAAAACTCAATGGCTGGTGTTACGCAGGGGATAATTGGAGCGACTAAAGCAGCGTGGGCGTTTGTTGCTAATCCTATCGGGGCGGTTATTGCTGCAATAGTTGTAGTAGTCGCATTATTATACAATGCTTTTAAACAAATTCAACCAGTAGTTGATAAAGTAGAACAAGTATTTGCGGGATTAAGTGCGGTAATGTCAGCTGTTAAAAACACAATTATTGCACTTGTTACTGGCACAAAATCACTAGGAGAAGCATTTAGCGGATTAAGTGGAGATATGAATGATGCTTATGAAAGTGCGGTTAAGCTTAAAAAGGCGCAACAAGATTTAGAGGACGCAATGAAAGAGCAAGAGTTAACAAGTGCAAGAAATAGAGCCGAAATAAATAGGTTAAATATACAAGCTAAAGACCGAACTAAAAGCGATGAAGAACGAATTGCATTGTTAGAAAAATCCGCTAAATTAGAAGAAGAAGATTTTGCACAACGTAAAAAAAATAGTGATGAAGCTGTTAGACAAGCATTTGAGCAAATAAGAATTGAGGGAAGTTTAACCGATGCAGAATTTGCTGAATTAAAAAAACGTGGACTAGCTTATAAAGAATATTATGAAACTAAAGGAACTGGAAGCGATGAATTGTTTGACAAGTTGCAAGAAACTTTAATTAAAGAAACTGATATTCAAAATGAGTTTTATTCTAATCAAGAAAAGAATATTAACAAACAAAATAAACTTATTGAAGACGCTGAAGCGGCTAAAGAAAAAGCTAGAGCAGATGCACAAAAAAGAGCAGAGGAAGCCGAAGCAAAACGACAAAAGATTTTAGATGATGCAGTAGCTAAAAGTAATGCGGAACTACAATTATTTTTATCGCAACAAGGTATAAAAGCGAAAAGTTTAGAAGACCAATTAAGTTTAGCTGAAAGTGTTTATCAACAACAATTAGAAATAAATCAAAAAGAGTTTGATGCTAGTAAAAAAACAGCAACCGATAAACTAAACTTTCAAATTGCAAACAACGAAGCTAGCAACGCATTACTTCAAACTCAAAGCGATTTAGTTGTAGCAAACGCACAAACTGAACTAAACAATTATATTGCTTTAAATCAAAGTAAAATAGATGCAAACAAGGCTTTAACCGATGCAATTGTAGCAGAAGAAAAAACACGTAATGCAAACATTTTACAAGAGCAAATAGACTTTGCTAATTTACAATTAGAGCAAGGCGTAACTAATCAAAAAGCAACTGACGAAGCTATTGCAATCGCTAAAGAAGAAGCACGTTTAAAAGGCGTTGAATTAGATACACAATTAGCTGAACAGAAAAAAGAAGCAGATTTAATCAATAGAGAAAATCAATTAGCAATCGATGAGGAAAACTGGAATTTAGAACTACAAACTAAATTAGCACGTTTAAAAATTGAGCAAGATGCCGAGTTAGCTAATGCCGAAAAAACTGGATCTGATAAGGATTTAATAAATCAAAAGTACGCACAAGCTGAAATTAAAATGCGCCAAATGGTTGAGGCTTCTAAAGTCGCAACAATTGCAGAGGGTTTAAGTCAGGCTAAAGGATTGTTTAAGGAGAATACAGTAGCTTATAAAGCGTTGGCAATTGCAGAGGCTACAATTAACACTTATAAAGCAGCATCAACAGCGTTAGCAACTTATGCTTATCCAGTAGGAGGTATATTTGCTGGATTAGCAATAGCACAGGGTTTATTGCAAGTTGGTAAAATAGCTGGTGTAAAGTTTGAAAAAGGAGGTATTCAAGAAGTTGGCGGAAAACGACATAGTGCTGGTGGTACTAAATTTTATGGAGAGGATGGAACAATGTTTGAAGCGGAACAGGGCGAGGGCATCGGGGTTTTAAATAGGGGTGCTTTTGCTTCATTTATGGATTTTAACAATAGGCATTCAAGCGGTGGCATATCAACGCCTAGTTTTATGGCTGGGGGCGGAATAATAACACAAGGTGTGCAACCACAACAAATTAATACAACGGAACTAGCTTTTGTAACAGCGGACTTAATAAGACAAATGCCACCACCACAAGTAGCGGTAACGGATATACATCGAGAATCAAATAGTTATGTTGAAGTTGTAGATGGTGCAAATTTTTAGTACATTTGTACTTTCATAATTTTTAAGTTAAAGGCGGTTAATTTAGGTTAATCGCTTTTTTATTAAAATAATTTGTATATTTGTTGCAACTTAAAATTAATATATTATGAAAAAAACATTATCAAAACTTACATTTATTTTTCTATTCCTATCATTCTTTTTAATTGGTAGAGTGTTATTTAACTTTATCGAATATTGGACTGCTTGAATATTAGCCATTGCATCGATTGTATTGTTATTAGTTTGTAATTATTATGAGCGTAAAATTAAGTAACATTCTTAACGGGTGGGAAAACTTTATTTCAAAGTCAGAGGTAACAGAGCAGTTGAAAAACGAAAGAGGTAAACATTGTATTACTTGTCCTGACAAAAAATTTTCTAAAACATTACAAGCGTTTGTTAAAGATGATTTAAAAGAGGTTGAGGGATACGTTTGCTTGAAATGCCCAAGTATTATAAAATGCCCGTTAAGTGCAAAGCTATTAAGCGAAAAAGAAACTTGTCCTAAAAACTTATGGTAAATGACTAGATACGAAATACTACAACAGTTAAAATCTTGCACAAACTTTACTCAATTAGTTGCGAGTGGTATTATTTCAATATCTATTAGTGGATGGTTGCAAATTTATGAAACCTATTTAGATGAATTGAAAGCAAACGACAAACCTACATCGATACAGTTTACAGCCGATTATTATAATTTGTCAAACAGTCAAATTTATAAAGTTATATCTTTTATGGAACGTTGATTTACAACATCGTTCAACTCTTTTAAAAACGCCTTATATTCGTGCGTTTTTTTTGGTTTATTATATTTGTAGTTTTTATAGATTCTTATCGAATTACCAACAATCGATAAGATAAAAAAGAATATTGCAAATAGTAAAATCATACTACTAAAGTACAAACTACTACAAATCACTTTTATACAAATTTATATAAAACTAACAAACGTTAGTTAGTTAACTTTGTAGTATGAATTACGCAAATATTTATATTAACGGACTTATTGGAACTATCTACGATAATAACGGGGGTGTTCAAGAATATGGCACAGAGTTAATTGATGTTGTAAAACAAGTGCAAGCTAATTCATTAGCTGATGGTTACAACGTTTATATTAATTCAGAGGGGGGTGTTGTAGAAACTGGTTTTGAAATATACGACTATCTTAGAAGTGTTGGAAAACCAATTAATACAATCGGATTTAATCAAGTTGCTAGTATCGCTACTATTATTTTTATGGCAGGCGATAAAAGAACTTTAAAGCCAAATACTGATTTTATGATTCACTTGCCTATGATTGGTATTGAGGGATTTTTAAACAGTCAAGATTTAGAGCAAGCTAAACTGGAATTAGAACCTATTGAAAAAAGATTAGTTGATTTTTACAAAAAAGCTACTGGATTAAATGAAGAAGCACTAATCCCGTTCTTACGAAAAGAAACTACACTTGACCCTAAAACAGCAACAGATTTAAAGTTTGCAACTGATTACGATGCAGAGCCAATGAAAGCGGTTGCATACTTAAAAAAGGATAATTTAAACACTAATAATCAAATGACTGAAAATGACAAAAGCTGGATTGAAGAAAAATTCAGCAACATTCTAAACCTAATAATAGGTAAAGAACCAAAAAAAGGTTTTAACGTTGTAGCACTTGCAAAAGGAACAATCGTTAATGTAGATGTTACAGATGCAAATGGAGCGATTATAACATTTCCCGATGTAGCTGATGGAACTATGCCAGTAGTTGGCGACAAAGCAACTGTTGATGGAACGCCAGCAGAAGGCGAGTATTTAATGCCTGACGGCTCAACTTTTGTTTTTGCAAGTGGAGAACTTACGCAAATTGTACCGCCTAATGAGCAAGAAGTTGATGTAACTGCTTTGCAAGCTGAAAATGAAGCATTGAAAGCACAACTAGCAACGCAAACAACAAACTATGAAACTGCTATTGTTGATTTGAAAAAACAAATTGTAAGCAAGTTTGAAAAACCTGGCCCAGCAACACCACCAGTTGAAAAGCCTATTGTTAATACAACTAACAGAGCAGAGGGTTTATCAGAAAAATTAAAAGGATTTAAAACTAAATAAACAAAATAAGATATGGCTTTAATTGATGTATCAGCATTAACGCTGAACCCACAAGAAGTAACCGAGTTAAATAAGGTTATTTTTGAAAAAGTGTACAACAACCCAGCTATTAGTGATATTCACGAAATAGAAACTGGAATTTTAATGAAAACTCAAATCGTTCTAGCTAATAGAATTAATAGAGTTTTAGGTAAAGCTTCTACAAGTTGTACGCCAAATGAAGAAACTGGATTTACAATGTCCCAAAAATATTGGGAACCAGCAAGAGAAGATTTTAGATTGAAACATTGTCAAGCAGATATGCCAGCATTGTTGAAAATCTTTAAAAAAGATGCTAAAATGAATCCTGATTTTTATGATAAAATCGGAAGTGAAGAATTAGGAGTTTTAGTAGCTGCTATTTCTGATGCTATGACTGAATCATTAATCACAAAAATTTGGTTTGCAGATAAAACTGCTGAGCTAATTGCGGATGGCGGTGTGTTTACTGCTGGAACTGATATTGCACGTTTTACAACTTTTGACGGACAATTTAAACAAATATTTATAGATGTGCCAACTACTGCCTCTAACTATGTTGCTATCACTCAAAACGCTGGAGCATCATACGCAGCGCAAGCTTTACCAGCAGATGCTGCATTAGGTTATTTCAAAGCAGTGTTTAATAAAGCAGATAAACGTTTGGTAAAAGACGGTACTGCTCAACTTTTAGTAACTGCTTCGTTGTTTGACAACTTTGTTGATACTTTGGAATCTAAAACTATTGCTAATGGATTTTTAGATAGAGCAGAGGATGGGAGTGTTAATATTCGTTATAGAGGCGTTCCAATTAAAATGATGGATATTTGGGATAGAGTTATTGACCAATATCAAGATAATGGTACTAAATGGAATTTACCACACAGAGCCGTCTTAACAAATAAATCTAATATTCCAGTAGGCACAATGTCAGAATCAGATTTTACAACTTTGGATTCATTTTATGACCCAGTAGGAAAACAAAACATCATTGATGCTGTTTATACTATCGATGCTAAACACTTGGAAAATTATTTAACAGTAGCCGCTTATTAATTAAGCGGTTACTTTAACCTTAAAAAATATAATTATGGCTTGTGAGGGATTATTAACTGACGATATATTAAACGATTGCGACAATGCAATGGTAGGAGGTTTAGAAGTAGATGCTTTGTTTTTCAACACAGCGGATATTGATAAAACAGCAACTACATTTCACGCAACAAAGAAAACATTAATGACTAATTTTGCCTTAAAAGCTGGTAAAACTGGTTTATTAATTGAGGGCATTAAGCAAGTTCACGCTTTAAAATCTGAACTTGTTAAAAAGGAAATGTCGCAAGATAAATGGAAAAACACTTTTGCTGGTGTTATTTTACAAATTTCAACAGATAACAAGGAGCGCTTACTTGAAATGTCGCAAGGCGCAAACATTGCGGTTGCAGTTCAGTTGAAATGGAAAGGAGCTTCAAATGCTGATGCTTTTCAATTAGCTGGTTATGATTGCGGAATGGAATTACAAGAGGCAGCGTGGGCATCAAATGAAAACGATGGTACTTGGGGATTCACTTTAGCAAGTGTTGAAGGATATGAGGAAACTCGACCTTTAATAACTATTTTAGAAACTGATTACGCAACTACATTAACTGCATTTAACAATAAATTTGCAAGTGCATAAATGGGAAACTTATAATTTAGAGTACATTGTTGGTGGTAAAACTTCCGACAATGTACCTTTATTAAAATTATTTCTGCAAGATTACTCTAAATTATTTCATACTACTACGTTAAATGCTAGTTGTTCAAAATGTTTACAAGATTATTTGAATAACTACAAACAAAAAATCAATAAAATGGAAAATCCAAACACTTCACAATATAGATTAAAACAAAAATACAATAACATTCCTTTAGAATTTGGTTCTAATATTTTTGTAAACAACAATAATATTACTGATGCTTATGCTGAAATATTATTAGAGCGTTATTCTGCCGAAAAGATTTTCGATGTGTTCCCAACGCAAGAAGAAAAGGAAGAAATTATTGAAAAAATAATAATTGAAGAAACTACGGAAACTACAACCGAAAATGTAGAACCAACACAAGAAAAAAGAACACGTAAAAGACGTAAATAATGGCTTCGATTAAAACCGCTTTACTCGAAATTGTAAAGAAAGTAATTAAGTGGGATAAGAAGTTAGAAATCTACACAAACGGAGAAGATAACGCTTACCCTGAAAGAATGGAGCGTTTGAAAAACAATTCCATTACCGCAAAAATGGCTTCCAATATTATGACCCAATACCTTATCGGAAAAGGTTTTGGAGAACTTGATAATGTAAAAATAGGAGGTGTAAAATTAATCGATTTAACAGAAGATATTGCACGAGATATAGTTGACAATGACGGTTGTTTTATTCACGTTAATTATGATGGTAATTTTGATATAAGCGATTGGTCAGTATTGCCTTTTAATAATTGTCGTATAGGTCAAAAGGACAGTAAAGAATACAACGGTAAAATACTTGTTTGCAACGATTGGAATGACATTAAAAAAAATCCTGTTAGAACGTTAAACGTATTTAATCCAGCAAAGGAAATCGTTATGTATCAAGTCGGCGTAACCGCCAACGATAGTATTGAGGTTATTGCTGAAAAAATGGCTAAATATCAAGGGCAAGTTTTATATGTTAATTTGCAAAGTCAATACTACTATCCTTTAGCTCGTATCGATGCGGTTAGTTTGGATTGTCGAAGTGAGTATTTAGCGGGACTTTACAAAAACGAAATTTTAGAACGTGGATTCTTTGGAAAAACTTTAGTAGTAACACGCCCGTTAATTGACAATGATTTAATTGCAAGTGCGCAAATGCCTAATGCAGATGCTTCTTTGATTAGACAATGGCGTGAAGCTGAAAGCGAAAGAGAAAACTTCAAAAACACAATTCAACAGTTTGTTGGTGCTGGTGGTTCGGGGGGTGTTTTACACATGGAAGTAGATTTTAAAGGCGAAAGTTTAGAAGATGCTATATTGTTCAAGAATATTGAAAGCAATATTAACGACAAACTATTTCAATTCACTGAAGACAGCGTTATGGCTAAAATCTTAATGGCATACAACAACCTACCTATAACATTAGTTAAAGCAAGTGAAAACCTATTCGGAAATAGTGGCGATGCTTTACGTGTTGCAAAAGAAACCTACTGGGAGAACACAACAAAAGAACGCAATAAATTAGAAACAATTGTGAATGATTTGTTGAGATTGACAAGCGGTGTAGCTTATAAAGAATATATTACTGTTTTACCATTAATAACTCCTAAAACAACTATTACTGATGCTACAAACTAAACTAACAACAAGGGTAAAAGTTGCATTGTTAAAACAAGTTAGCAACTCGGTAACGCAAGAGGTATTCGATAGTATTTTAATACAATGCCAATTAGAAGATGTTGCACCGTTATTGGGAGAAAATCTTTTCAATGATATAATTAACAATCCAAATAATTATAGTGATTTATTGAGTGGTGGCGCATACACTTACAATAATATTACCTATCAAAATTATGGACTTGAAGCGGTTTTAGCTTATTACTGGTATGCACGTTATACAATGTTTGGAGATGTTACGGATACGCCTTTTGGATTAATGCAAAAGGTTAGTGGCGAGGGAACACAAGCGACAAGCCAAAAGACAAAAGATGCACTTTATCAATACAATCGAAATAGTGCTTTTACAATTTGGAAAAGTGTCGAGAATTATTTAATTAGAACAAATAACGAATTATTTAATAATGTATCTTTGTGCCAAATGAAACAAAAAAGAAATTTTAACATTCAAAAAATAGTATAAAAATGAAATTAATAGTAAGACAAACTGGAACTATATTTGACTTTTGTGAAAGTACAAACGGAACTGATTATGATGGTATTGTTTACGGTGGAAATTCCGTTAAACTAGCTTATACAAATGATACATTAACAGTATCGGTTGATAGTGGCGAAAATAAACAATATCCATTAAGTGATTTGAATTATGACGATGGTAATGAAATTATTGGATTTACTACGATGTTAGAATTTGTAACATCTTTAAAAACAGCTGGATTTACTGGAAATTTTAATTTGGGCGGAGTGTCGCCCCAAAATAATATTCCATTAACAGGAACAGAAACAGGAAAACCAGTAACAGGAGATATTGAAATAGAAGACTTTTTAAACATTAAATGTATAAGTAGTGAAGATGAAACTATTTCAGGTGCGTTCGGTTTTGATGCTGGTATTGCGACTATGTACGCTAAAGTTGATGGATTAACAGAAACTTCTTTAAATGTAGTTAAATTAGGGGTTTCAATTAATACTCCTGAAACTTTAGGAGAAGACTATTTCGGTTTAACTATTAGTCAAGATATTTCAGAACAACAACCAACGGATAAAAACATAGTTGCACAACGTGCTTATGTTGAAAGACCCGAAACATTAATAAGCGCACTAAACAATTGCGATAGCACACAATTAAACACAATAAAAACAATTTTAGGAATTTAACATTATGAAAAAAACAATTTTACTACTTTTACTATTATCAATTTCAACTTTTGCTCAAATCGGAATTAATACATCAAGTCCTCAAGCTATTTTAGATATTAACTCTACTACTAGTGGAATATTAATTCCAAGATTAACAACAGAGGAAAAATTAAATATCGAAAACCTTGTTACTTCAATGCTTGTTTTCGATACTGATTTAAACCAATTTAATTATTTTGATGGAGTTGAATGGGTTGGTTTTGAAAAGAAAAACAATATAAACTCAAACGAAGCTATTATAGATAAGTCCATCTATAATCAAAAGCCAGTTTATAGAAAAATAATCGAGGGAGTTATGTATGATGATGTTCAAGATGATTATGTTTTAGAAAAAGAAATTCCTATTGATTCAGAAATTGAAACAATCGATTTAAAAGGAGTTTTTATTGGGAATGATGGAACAAGATATTTAGTTAACTCATCATATTCTTATAGAAATTTAGCAAGTCAGTATAATAATCAAATCAACGAAGTTTATAATGCTACAGTTATAAATACTAATGGAAATACTAAACTTAAATTATCTGCTTATACACAGTCTTATAATCCAGTAACCAATACTGGGTTTTCATATAATTTCGGTTATCATTACGAAATAACAATCGAATACACAAAAACAACAGATTAAACAATTAAAACACAAACAATATGAACACAACAGTAGTAGTTATTAATGGCGAAATTTCAGAAGAATTACAAAGAAAAATTGACGAAGTAGTAAAAGAAGCTGTTTCTGAAATAGGAGAAGAAAACGTAGAGAAAATAGGTTTTCCAAGACCAAGACCATAATGATTAACATTAGAAAAATAATGAGTTCGCTACCTACTATTTTAGTAGGTAGCTTTCTTATTTCTTTTCTTTTATTTTCGTGGTTTGATTGGTACGAAAAAATATATCCTATAATAGAAACAGTTGAAATTATTTTGTATATAATTATAGGGATTGATTTTGCTTTAAATTCTAAACATTACAGTATAATCGCCAAAAGAGGTATAGTAACTATTATAATGCAATGCGCATTATACTATTATACAGAATTAATACAATTAAACACATATTACACTATTTACTTACTGCTAATGTTAACATGGGCAATATCAATCATATCTTATAAATGGAAACAATCATAAATGCTTTTAAAGATTTTATAAATCTTGCTCCACGACAAAAAGTAAATCTATTCTACGCCTTAATAATTTCTGGTTTATGTTATGTGATTTACCACAGAGAAAAAACATTTGAAGCCAACTATAAAATTTGGAAAAGTGATTATGATATTCTTACTACTCGATGCGATACTATTTCTTTTTATTATCAAAAAAAGATTGATGCAATTCAAGAGAAACGACAAGCTGACTTGCAAAGATTTAATGATAAGATGGAAAATTTATACAAAGCAAATGAAAAAATTAAAAACGAAATCGAATGAAAACAATTAGTTATTTTTTAATCGCTTTTATTTTTGGAGGTTTGATTTTTATTGAAACACCAAGATACAAAAAAGCAAAAACGCTTTCAGTAGTTATTGACATCGCGCCAATACTAGAAGAAAAAAAAGAGTTTAATCAATGGAATGTAAAAATCTGTAAGCAACATCAAGAAATTGAAGCCGTTTTAGATAGTATAAATAGATAAAACTGAAGAATAATGATAACAACAAAGCAAGCAGTTAATGTTTACGGAAAACCAAATCAACAAGGAACTTATTTAACAACAATAAAACTTCCTTATCCAATGCGTTTGGCTTGGGACAAAAAAACAAGCGTTACAACAATGCGTTGCCATAAACTTGTAGCGGATGAATTTACAAGAGTTTTTAATGAAATACTTCAAGTATATGGATTGAAAAAAATTCAAGAACTTGGTATTGATTTATTTGGTGGTTGCTTTAATTTTAGAGCTATGCGTGGTGGTTCAGATTATTCACGTCATAGTTGGGGAATAGCAATTGACCTTGACCCAGAACGCAACCAATTAAAAACACCTTATTTAAAATCTAATTTCTCTAAAAAAGAATATTCAGAATTACATAGAATATTTGAAAAGAATGGATTTGTTAATTTAGGTAAAGAAAAAGGGTACGATGCAATGCATTGGGAAAAATCTGAATAATTTTCCTAAATGCACTTTGAAATAGAATAAATTTAATATATTTGTATGTAATACATTAAACATATTTAATAATGGAAAATTTTATTCAAACAAGTTATTTGCCTAATGGTTATTTAATAAATAAATTAGGAGAAGTTAAAAGTCCTAAAGGAAAAGTTTTAAAGCAATCTTTTTCTAATAGTGGTTATAAATTTATAAACATAAAAAACAAAGGTTATTTTATACATAGGGCTATTTGTTTTGCTTTTGTTCCTTTAGTTGTTGGTAAAAATTTCGTAAATCATAAAAACGGAATTAAAACAGATAATCGGTTAAGCAATTTAGAATGGTGTACTAAATCAGAAAATTTAAAACACTCTTATGATAATGGATTAAAAAAATATAAACCTTTACATTATAAAGGAAAAACAGGATTTGAACACAATAGAAGTAAAAGTGTTATTTGTATTGAAACAGGCTTTGTTTATGGTTCTCAATCTGAAGCACAAAGAATATTAAATTTAGGTAGCGGCTCTGTTTCTTGGTCAATAAAAAATAAAAGACCAATTAAAGGGATGCACTTTGAAATTAAAGAGTAATTTAACTACATTTACCTAAAACCGTTTGTTAATTCAAGCGGTTTTTTTACATTTGCAATAGGAATAAAGCTAATCCGCTTTTAACCTAACCAAAAAGTGCCGTCCCGTACAATCTGCTACGGGATAGCACTTAAAAATAAACACTTAAACAATAGTATGGAAAACAACATAATAGATAATTGGTTAGAAAAAAACTCTAATCCAGAAATCAATAAACAAGTAGAAAAAGATATTATTATGACAAATCTAAAATACTCATTTTACAACAATTGGAAACTATACATAGGATTAACTATATTCGGTTTAATGTTAGTTGGGATGTTTGGTGGTTGCCCAAGAAATGAAGTTCCAGCAACATTTGGAGAACACGAAAGCAACGTAAACGATTCATTTGTAGAAATTGGTCGATTAGAATCGCTAAATAACGTTAAGAATTCCGAAATACTAGCTTTACAAAACCAACTACATAAAATATCGGTAGATTTTCAGAATTACAAGAAAACACCATTATACAAAGAGCGTATAAAAGAAATTGTTAGAACCGTTCCAATTGATACTTTAGCAAGTAACACGATTGAATTGGGTATATGTAAAACTGAATCAAAAATAAAAGATACAATAATTACCGCCTACGCAAAAAAAGATACATTGTTTAGTTTGCAAAAAGATGAGTTTAAAAACATAATCGACAATCAAAACGAAATAATTAACATTCAC